CGAGGTCGCGGTCCGCCGGGCAGTGATCACGGGGATCAATCAGACCTCGAGCCGGCTGCAGCTGGAGCTTGCAGACGAGGTCGGCAGCGACCTGGTGGAGGTTTCGGCTCATGCCGGCGCCAGACCGTCGCACGCGGTGTGGCAGGGGAAGATCTATTCGATCTCCGGCAAGAGCGAGAAATACCCAAGCTTCCGGCAGGCGACCGGATACGGTACAGTCACCGGCCTGGCGGGGGTCAACTGCAGACACACGTTCGGCCCGTGGATCGAGGGCTCGAGCCGGGTATGGACCGACGAGGAGCTGGAGAAGCTCAAGGAGAAGAAATACGAGTACAAGGGCGAGAAGCTCACCGAGTATGAGGCCTCGCAGCGGCAGCGCTACCACGAGCGGCAGATCCGCCGGTGGAAGCGGGAGCAGGCGGCCATGGAGGCAGCCGGGCAGGACAGCTCGGAGGCTGCGGCGAAGGTCAGAGCCTGGGAGGCCCGGCAGCGGGAGTTCCTCAGCGCTACAGGGCTGAAACGGGATTACGAAAGGGAGCAGATACCGCAGACGGTAAAGCCAAAGATGCTCCCAGAAGTCAAAAAGAAATGACCACCACTTTTCGAAGCGGTGGTTTTTCTATGCCGATTTACTTGTCGGTAACTTGCAGAGCGGGCCGTCGAGGACGCCGGCCCCTACATATGTTGATGAGAGCGCGATGCGAATGGCACCGTGCTTTTTTCATACCCGGTGCGGGGAAAGATTGCCACACCAGTGTGCGCACTGGTTCGCAATGACAGCAAAGTTGTTTGCTCCTTCGACGCCACGGCGTCAGGTTGCAATAAAAAATCCGCGTGAAACGATAGACCGCGGTTGGCTTGCGGACTACCGCACCGTGAAGAGAAAGTTGCATGTGCGCGCGCACTGGTACACGGTTATCAAATTCAAACCGAGACAGCAAGGGGCAGATATAGGGTGTATAAGCGCAGAGTGATTTTTATAGTTTTCGTCACCGCGTAGCGCAAAGCCATGCGCGACCGTGTTCACGTCGATACCTAGACTGTCAGGATTAAGTGGGGAACACGGGCGGCTTATGCCAGCCGCGAGGAATACAACATAACCGTCGGCATGATTCCGTACCCGGAGGCGTGGAGATAGAGACAAGCGGAGAGGTACCGGCAGAGCGATGCTCTCGGCCGGGAGTACGGGCGGAATCGACGGCATAAAAAACAGGATAAACGGATTGCCACACCAGTCTTTGGACCGGTTCGCAATGACATTTTGAAGGAAGGAGGAAGAACGCATGGAATTTCTGAAAGAGCTGTTTCCGGAAGGGCAGGCGCTGACCTATGATCAGCTGGCGCAGGCGGCCAAGGGGAAGGGCTTTGAGGTGGTGAACGCCGCCGGCGGGGCCTATGTGCCGAAGTCGCAGCACGATCTGATCACCGGCCAGCTGAACGAGGCCAACACCAAGCTCAAGGGCTATGATCCCGAGTGGCAGGCCAAGGCCGAGGCAGGCAAGCAGGCGCTGGACAAGCAGCGGCTGGACTTTGCCATCGAGCGCGGCGCGATTGCAGCAGGCGCCCGGGACGTGGTAGCCGTGACAGCGCACATCGACCGCAGCAAGCTCAAGCAGAACGAGGACGGCAGCGTGATCGGACTGGATCAGCAGTTCGAGGAGCTCAAGAAGGGCGAGAAGACCGCATTCCTGTTCGAGCAGCAGCCGGCCAGAAAGACCGGCATGAGCCATCAGAACGGCCATGAAGGCCAGGACGACAAGAAGAATGCAGCGAACGACGCCCTGCGGCGCCTGTTCGGCAGATAATTTTTTCACAAGGAGGAAAACAAATATGTCTGTCAGTATTACCAACCGCGCGGACGTTGAGGCTCTGATCGAAGAGCAGCTGCAGTCCGCCATTATCCAGGATACGCCGAAGACCTCGGTGGTCCTGCAGCTTGGCCGCCGCCTTCGGAACATGTCGAGCAACCAGACCAGAATGCGTGTTACAGACGAGCTGCCGATGGCCTATTGGGTCGACGGCGATATCGGCATGAAGCAGACGTCCAAGATGGCCTGGGACAATGTCTTCATCGACGCTGCGGAACTGGCCGTCATCGTCCCGGTGCCTGAGGCGGTGCTGGACGATACAGATATCGACATCATGGGTGAAATCACGCCCAGAGTGATGGAGGCCATCGGCCAGAAGGTCGACGGGGCGATCCTCTTCGGAGATAATCGTCCCAAAGACTGGCGCCTCGATATCCTCACCACTGCGCGTCAGGCCGGCAACAACGTCAGCCACGGTGCAAACCCGGACTACTATGGCCTGCTGCTTGCAGAAGGCGGCGTTATTGCCAATGTTGAGGCTTCCGGCGAAATGGTCACCGGCGCCGTCGCTGCCATGGGCATGCGCGCTAAACTTCGTGGCATTCGCGGCGAAGACGGCCACCCGATTTTCAAGACCGATATGCAGGGCCCGACTCAGTATGCGCTGGACGGCGCTCCGATGTACTTCCCGAAAAACGGAAGCTTCGACCAGAGTAAAGCACTGCTCATTGTCGGCAACTTCTCTCAGCTGGTTTACGCCATCCGCAAGGATCTTACGGTCAAGATCCTCGATCAGGGCGTCATTCAGGATCCGACCACCAAGGAGATCGTCTACAACCTCGCTCAGCAGGACATGATCGCGCTGCGTGTCGTGTTCCGCATGGGCTGGGCGCTGCCGAATCCCGCCACCCGGATGGACGAGGACCGCGTGAGCTGCCCGTTCGCCTACCTCGAGCCCGCCACGGCCATGACCACCAAGACCGTCACCTTCACGGTGCAGACCGGCGCCGACCAGAGCGCAACCGCGATCGAAGGCGCGGTCATCGACATCGACGGCGCACGGCTGAAGACCAACGCCAGCGGCCAGGCGGTGTTCAACCTGCCTGCCGGTACCTACAAGGTGAAGGTCAAGGCCAGCGGCTACGTCAACGTCCAGGATACCGTCACGGTGGCCAGCGCTGCCGTCACCAAGACTGTTACGCTGACTGCGGCGTCCTGATCATGATCGCGGACTACGGCTACTACACCACGACATTCTGTGGGGATCTCGACGAGGCATCCTTCCGTCGTGCAGCGGTGACAGCTGAGGCGTATCTGCGGCAGGTAACGATGGGGAGGTGCGACCTCCCCGACCTGCCGGAGAAGGTGGCGCAGGCGGTCAAGCTGGCGGCCTGTGCGCTCTGTGACCACATGGCAGCCGAGCAGCAGGTGCAGGCGGCGACTGCCGCCGGCATCACGCACGAGAGCAATGACGGCGTCTCTGTCACCTATGCCAGCCGGACCGCCCAGCAGCAGATCAAGCAGCGGTATGCTGTGGCGTCCTCGTATCTGGCCTGGACGGGACTGCTGTACCGCGGAATGGGGGCGAGCGCATGCGACTGTTAGCCTGCAATGAGACCGTGACGCTGGTGCGGCACGCCCAGGAAACAGGCAAGGACCTGTATACCTGTGAGGCGATCGTCGGCGTGAGCTGGTTTGCAAAGGCCGGCACCTCGCCCGGATCGACCGGCGAGACACCGAAGGCCGAGCTGGTGGTCCGCATCCCAGAGGAGCTGGTGCCGGATCCGCTGCCCAAGGCCGGGGATCTGCTTGTCCGCGGAGCGCTTGGCGAATATACGGGCCGCAGATCGCTGGCGGATCGGGAGTATTTCTACATCCGGACTGTCGGCGACAACCGCCGGTTGAAGCTGCTGCCCCACATCGTGCTGCGGGGGTGAGAAAATGCAGATCCGAGTCACGTCCAATGTGCATCTGAAAGCCCCGGGCCGGGTTAAAATGCAGCGCTATCTTGCTGACCGTGTGTGGATGCGTTGCGATCCATACGTCCCAATGAGCAGCGGCGTGTTGAAAAACAACGTTTCAATCAATCTGGATGGTGGAATGCTAACCTATAATGGGCCTTATGCGCACTACCAGTATGTCGGGCAGGTCATGGGCCCGAACATAAAGACCAAGCGAGGCTGGCGTTCCATGGCGAAGAAGGGCGGCAAGTATTACACCGGCCGCGCCATCAACTACAGCGGCGCCCCGATGCGAGGCAGCTACTGGGACAAGCGCATGATGGCTGACCACCGCGGCGACCTTGTGCAGGACATGCAGGCCTATGTCGCAAGGGAGATAAGCAAATGAGCATTATGGACAACCTGCGGCAGTATTTCTGCCGCTTCCCGGAGCTTGCGGACAAGCGGCTCAATCTGGACTGCCTCGCCTCCGACCCGGACAGCTATTCCATCGACAGCGTCCCGGCAGAGACCATCGTCAAGCGGTACTGCGACGGCGCCACGGTGCGCCGGCTGTTGTTTACCATCTCCGGGCGAAACTACTATGGCACCGATCTCGCCCAGCAGGACGAGAACACAGAATTTTTCGACAAGCTGAGCCAATGGATCGATGCACAGCAGATGCTGATGCGCCTGCCGGATCTCGGAGAGAAGCGGACCGCCCGGTCGCTGACTGTGCTGCAATCCGGCTATCCCATCGAGGTGGAGGGCACGGACGGCGGCTTGCTGGCCAGATACCAGGCGCAGCTGGAACTGATCTATTTACAGGAGGTATAACACATGAAGCTTTCCGTTTACATGGCGGCGGTGGCTGCCTCGGTCTCCGAGACCGGCGAGCGCACGGGTCGTCAGATGGTCCTTGCCGTGGACTGCTCTGAGCAGGGCAACGCGGATGTGGCCGACTACGCGGTGGTCGCCAACCACATCGAGAACCACGGCGCCAGCCTGAGCTCCAAAACCGCGGACAAGAGCTACATCGGCGAGGGCGACAGCACCCTCAAGGTGAGCACCCAGCGCCTGTTCGACGTTGCCGGTCAGCTGCTGCGCGGCGACGATTTCCATGATTTCATCAACAGCCACGCGATCAAGTTCGGCAAGGGCAGCGACGTTGTGCGGGATTATGTTTACTTTGATCCCGGCACCGGCGAAGGCGAGAAGGGCAAGGTCACGATCGTGGTGAACAAGGATGGCGCGGCCGCGGCCGGCGACCCGGCGGACATCGATGTCAGACTGTCCAGCCAGGGCGAGCCGGAGGAGTACACCTACGAGGCAGGCACCACCACCGAGCCAGGCACCACCACCGAGCACTAAGGAGGCCGCTATGAAGTTCTTCAAATTTGCAGATCGCTTTGTGGCGATCCGGTTCTTTGATGAGGACCCGATCACCGTCACGCTGAAGATCTGCGACGAGACCGACGAGCGCATCGTCAAGGTATCCGGGAAGTTGGCGGCAGCCGGCAAGCTGCTGAACACAGCAAAGCGCCTGGACACTTACCGGGAGGCCCTCGATCTGCTGATCGGCGAGGAACGTGCGGAACTGATCCTGGCCAGATCGGAGGAGGCCGACTGCTTTGCCATCGAGAGCGTCATCATGTATGTGCTGCAGGCATACGGAGATCAGAAGCGAAAAAACCTGCAGGCCCGCGCCTAGATGCGGGCATCTGGCAGCTGCCGGACTGCGTGGAACTGGCGGAGGGCGATGTCTACCCGATTCGGACTGATTTTCGGGCGGGCATCGCCTTTTGCACAGCAGCGCAGACCGGAAAACCGCTGCACGCAAAATGGCTCATTGAGCTGTTCTTTCCGTCGCGTGTCCCGGAGGACCCGGCAGCAGCGGTCGAGGCCGCGCTGGCGTTTTTCCGCTGCGGCGCGCCGAAGCAGGAGCAGACGGAGACCAGCAACCCGTCGTTTTCCTTCACAGCAGACTCAGAGGCCCTCTGCGCGGCGTTTTTGCAGGAGTACCGCATAGACCTGACCACGGCAGAGCTGCACTGGTGGCGCTTTATGGCGCTGCTGCGCGCCCTTTTGGAGCCGACGTTCGCCGAGCGGGTCGAGATCCGCACGACAAACAGCGCAGAGCTCAAGGACAGCAAAGCACGCATACGGCTGCGCCGTCTGCAGCGGCGTTATGCCTTGGACCGAAACGGCGCCCCATTGAAGGAGCCGACCACGCTGGAGGAATACGAAGCGCTGCTGCTGGCTCAGGCCAGAGGAGAGAGGTGATTACATGGCCGACGGAAGTGTCAAAATTGAAATTGTTGCCGACAGTTCTCAGGCGGAGGAAGCAATCAAGCGGACAGGCGCCGCGGTAGAGGATCTCGGCGATGCGGCCGGAGAGGCAAGCGGAAAAACCTCAGAGCTCGGCGATGCTGCCGACGGGGCAGCCGGCGGCGTCGGGGAGCTGGACGAAAGCGGCTTAAGCGCTAAGGCCAGCATGCTGGCGCTCAGCGCAGCGCTCGGCGGGACGGCAAAGGCCATGCAGGAGGCCGCCCAGTGGGCGGTCAATGCCTCGACCCAGTTTGAGTCTGCCTTTGCCAAAACCACAACCATCATGGACCAGACCGCGGTCTCCACCGAGGATATGCGGGCGGAGATCCTGGAATTGTCCACCGCAACCGGCATGGCTGCAACCGATGTGGCTGAGGCGGTATACCAGGCCATCTCCGGCTCGATCGACACCGCGGATGCCATCAGCTTTGTCAATCAGGCGAACATGCTGGCGGTCGCCGGCTTCACGTCCTTGACCAGTGCGACCGATGTGCTGACCACGGCGATCAACGCCTATGGGCTCTCGGCCAGCGCCACGGCGGGCATCTCGAACGTGCTGATCCAGACCCAGAATCTGGGCAAAACCTCGGTGGACGAGCTTTCCGGCTCGATCGGCAAGGCCATCGCCACCGGCTCGGCCTACGGCGTCAACCTCGAAAACATCTCGACGGCGTATGTGGAGCTGACAAGAAACGGCATTGCGACCGCCGAGGCTACGACCTACCTGTCCGCAATGCTCAACGAGCTCGGCGACAGCGGCAGCACAGTCGGGACGATCCTGCAGGAAAAGACCGGGAAAAGCTTTGCACAGCTCATGGCGGACGGCTACTCCCTCGGCGACATTATGCAGATCCTCTCTGAGTCGGTGAACGGCA